GGTTGGTAAAATGTAGAATTTCACAGTGTCGTAGCCCGACAGCGGAAGTTCAATTTCTGCCTGTGTTAAGATAGCATCATTGATCTCAAGATCTTTGGGTCTAGTGGACGTTTGATCACCAATGGTTGTGGGATCAGTTTTTGCCACCCAGTATGACGTATCTGTTATGGGTGTTCCGGGCGGAACATTTCTTATGGCTTCATAATAAGTATCACCGTCTAACACTGTGGTTCCTGAAGGATAAAAATTGCCATTGTCCCAGATGTTGTCGGGTTCAAACGGCTGTTTGAGAATGTCGTTGTATTCCTGAGCATTGACCAGTGGTGTGGCCTTGACACGCCAAATGTGCGGCAACCAAGTTTGACTAAACCCTTCGCTGCCGAAGTTGGCTTCTTGAATTACATAGTAGCGAGGCAACGCTCGGTTTATTCCAGTATTCAGTGGATGATAGTCTTTGAGGTTAGGTAATTCCAGCACATCTCCTGACATCAGCTTGCGTCCAAACGTGTCAATCATGTCATTGTAATGAAAGCTAATAAACAACGTGTCATTGTTTAAGAACAGCCCAAATTGACTCAAGTTAAAGTCAATGTCCTGCTGACGATACACACCACGCATGACATAAACGTCTTGATCGTATTTTCGATCGCGGTTTTCCAACAACAGCAAATCTTCAATGAACAATGGATTCTGTTGATCGTATACTGGCAAGGTTGCGTCAGCATTACCAGCATCACCGGTTTGCGGCCCTACATATTTGTGGACATACATGTCCAGCCCGCCCACAGTGAACATTTCACTGATGGTGCGATCGAAAAATTGGTAATCGTTGGTTCGATTTGGGCGGTAAAGACTGAGTCGTGGCATAACTGTTATTTATGGGCAATTTGACAGGGTCACAGTTGCGTCATAAAATACTGTATGGACGAGCTATATCACCGTGTCACAGAGTGTGTGGAACAAATCAAGGCAGTGAACAATCGCTTGGCTCGTCGCGACTTGTTGCGTATGCTGCGCACAGTGGATTCTGCTTTAAACGAATTGGACAGCGAGCGTGTGGAATGCCGCAGACTAAACCGAAACACTGCTCGTTATCAACAGCTAGAATCCCGGGCGCTGGAATTAATTGTCAATCTTGAGCAACATTTAACTTTGGCTCGTTTGATGTTTATTTGACCAATAAATCTCATTCTGCTATAATTTGGGTATGAAAATAGTCAAACTCAATCGCAGATTCCGCCAGTTCCGAGACCATGGGCATGTTGTGGCCTTGAGGTTTTCCAACGGCTACAGTGACAAAATTCGAGCGGTCGAAAAAGCCTGTCGCGAACGATTAAAAGGCGGCGGCTGGTTGCGTGAACATGACTGGTATTCATACTATGGCGAACGAAACAGTCGCTATGATCGTGATATTGGCAGGCCCTACTGGATCACATTCCGCAGGGAATCAGATTTAACTTTAGTATTACTTTCTGCCGACTTGACTCAAAATGGATGAAATGCTATAATTACTCTATGTTCAAACTAATAAACAAAGCAGGCACAGAATTAGACGGGTTTGAAACCCTAGATTCTGCTATGCAGGCTGCAAAGGCAGTGGGATTCTTTGTAACTATCAAAGGACCTGACTTTGAAGTTTGCGGCTGTTTTGGAGTTGATAGCGTCAAGAACGGGTTATGCCCGGACGGTGTTGCTTACGACTGGAACAAAGCCAGCCGCACTGGCCGTATTAAAAAGGAGCGTGTATGAAAGTTTCCCTTAAACCCTTGAACCCCCGTAGCCCTGATACCAAATATGTCGGTGACGAACCACTGTGGCGCCAACAGCCCACGGAAGATCGCTTCACTGCCTTGAGCCGTGCGTTCAATTGGTATAACTATTTCTACGGCAAAAAAGAAGCCAAGGATTTTGTCGCAGCCTATCTTGAAATGCATGAGCGCGGCAAAGATGCTAAAAAGATTCGCAGTCTTGGCGACAGCCAAATGCGCCTGACCACTGGTTGGCTGTGCCGCATGAGCATGATGGGACTAGACCTGAGCGAGCACGAGCAAATCAAACTGGATAACATGATTGCTGAACTGCTGGCGATCAAGGACACACCTCAAGCGGAAGCAAACAGCACCGAGCCCGAGATCCCCAAGACCACAATTCAAGACCGCCTGCGTGAAAAGGTGTCTGAGTGTCTGGGCGAACTTGAAGGCTTGTTTGATGAGTTCATTGCCTCGGGCGCCAAACTCAATGCTGACTACAAGCCGGTGAGTTTGATGCGTAGCATGAACATTGCTCCGCAAATGATCAGCAACATCAAAGATGTTTGGGCAAAAAAACTCACGGAGTTTGAAACCGCAGTCGAAGGCAAGGACGCTGATGTTGTCAAAGCCTATGAGTATATGACCAAAACTCAGCTCAAGGCCTGTGTTAAGTTTTGCGAACTGGTTCTCAGCGATTGCGGCAGCTATGTTCAAATCAAAAAAGTGGAACGCAAGCCACGCAAGGTCAAGGCAGTGCCTCCAGAGAAGAAAGCGGCCAAGTTCAAGATCTGTGCTGATTTTCCAGAACTCAAACTCAAGAGCTTGCCTGCCGCCCAGCTGGTGGACAAAGCAGAGGCTTGGTTGTATGACAGTAAGAAGCGCAAGTTGATCCATGTTGTGGCCGACGAGTATGCCAAGGTGTTTACAGTGAAGAACAACTCGGTGATTGGGTTCAGCACCGTGGAAACTGTGCAAAAAACACTGCGCAAACCTGCAGAACAGCTCAAAGACATTCAAACAGTGGGCAAGCCAGCAGCTCGTAAAGCGTTTAAAGATATCAAGGCCACTGAAACAGCCTGGAACGGACGTGGTAGCGAGAACCTTGTGATTCTCAGGGCATGGTAAGCTAAATATAGGGACGGAGTTCCCTATATGGCCGAAAATACCCTACAAGTTCTCAAACAAGATCTTATCAATTATGTGCAACTGCAATTGGGCAGTGGCATGATTGACATTGAACTTGACCCTTCCCACTACGAAGCCGCATACCAAAAAACCATTGGCACTTATCGCCAACGTGCGCAAAATGCTTATGAAGAAAGCTTTAGCTTTTTGGAATTAGTGCAAGATGTTGACACATACACACTGCCGCAAGAAGTCATCAACGTTCGGCAAGTGTATCGCAGAACATTTGGCAACAGTCAAGGAAGCCAAGCGTCGAATTTTGATCCGTTTACCCAGGCCAGTTTGAACGTTTATCTCATGAACTTCAACGTAGCTGGGGGATTGGCCACATACGACTTTTACACACAGTATGTAGAATTGGCTGGGCGTATGTTCGGACAGTATGTGGTGTTTACCTGGAATCCAGTGACCAAAAAAATTCAAATGGCACGTGATTGGCGAGGCACTGGTGAAAATGTTCTGTTGTGGACAGACAACTTGAAGCCAGAAATCAACCTGCTGAGCAACTATCAAATCAGTCAGTGGATCCGGGATTACATGGTGGCCAACTGCAAATACATGATTGGTGAAGCACGTGAGAAGTTTAGCACCATTGCTGGACCACAGGGCGGCGGGAGCCTCAACGGCACTGCAATGAAAGGTGAAGCACAGACTCAAATGGATTCACTGATTGAGCAACTCAAGACCTATGTGGATGGCTCGCAACCGCTGACTTGGGTAATTGGTTAAAGTTGAAAACACTCATAGTTGGTTGCAGTTTTTGTAGCACACTTGGCGAACAACAACCCAATCAGTGGACACTCAACAACATCACAGTGGCTGCAACCAGCGGCACCGGCAATCAGGCCATGGCCGCAAGAGTGTTGTATGAATGTGCAGAAAATTCATACGACCAAGTCATAGTCATTTGGACTGGAATCAACAGACTGGACACAGTGATTACTCGAGCACTGCATGAAACATATCCTGGTGCTTGGGAAGGCTGCCCTGACTACAGCTTCTGCACTCCCATCAAAGGTTCAGTTTGGTATCACGCTGGTGGACAAGCCGGCAGCTGGACTTGGGATAAAACCTGTCCTGCAGACATAAGACAAATTTTTAAAACTCAGTATCTAGGTGCAGATGCTAGATACATGTCAGATATTAGCTTGTCCAACATAGCATATACACAGAGCTTTTTGGAAAAACATAAAATCAATTACCAAATGAGTTTTATCTACAATCCGTTGCTGGATTATT